TAATACCTTCTGCAACAAGGCAAGTAGTTTTTGCTCGGAAATCCCCATTAATTGTCAATAGTATACCAATGATACAATGATGCTACGGTTGCGTCTAACATATCATAGTTCCTTTTATCATAATTTTTTCTACTATTATAGACAATAAATTCAGATAAATCAATAACTTTTTCAAGTTGTTCACGTACAAAAGTCTTGCTATCTTTGCCTTGTTCACGACTTTTACCGAATACTGTTTTTCTCAATGTTGATACATTTATGTGTTCGATTTTAGACTCATATAATGCTTCTATAACATAACTTATTACTGCATTGCATTTAGCAAGTTTTACGATTGTTTGTTGACTCGTTCTACCTCCACCATATCCACTCAATGAGTCTTCTATTATTATTATATCAGGTGAATAATCTACTCTGTCAATAGACTTAGCAAAATAATGTGCCTTTGACGTTATGTCGGAGTTTTTACTAATATCAATAAAACCCGCCGATACGACTTTTTTTCTTGAAGTAGAAAAACAATATCCCACAACGGTTGAACTAATATCAAGTCCAAGAGAAATTTGATTTTTAGACATACCATATGGTATATCAGTTTTAGCAAAAAATCAACTACTAAAGTACTCCACGACCATTATTAGCAGCGGATGAAATTTCACTACTATTAAAAGAAGTTTCATATTTTACGGTGTCCATTTTACGACGAAACGCACTATTATCCGCAACCGGACCTGTCACTTGTACTGGATTACCTCCCCCATAATCAGAATATGTTAACCTTAACCCATCGTCAAATCTTCTTGTAAATCCGGTTATTTTGACTCCGTCAGTTGGCGTGTCATTCATAAAATTAGCACCAGGACCTTTACCGAGACTTGAATCTACTCCAGGAACAGTATAACCTCCACTGCTTTGTGACTGACGAAATACACTCTTGTCTGCATTATACTCGGTTGGTTCTTTATTGACAGATGGCATACCAGTTGAAAAGTTTCCTCTATCTATTCCAATTCTGAATCCAGCCGTGCCTTTAGATCCCGCATCATCCATAAAATTTTGTATAATTGAAGTTCTATCTGCTTTTAAATTCGCAACCCGACCGTTGGGTCCTTTACGATAAATTGTGACACCTGCTTGATTTGATGCGTGTTTAATGTCATTTCTAATTGGCTCACCTTTTCCATATGCTCCGGTGGTATCACCCTCACGCACCGTATCGTCAAGACCACCACCTTGAAAAGTACCTCCTGCATTTCCTCCACGAGTGCCACCGTAACTGAAGAAATTAGTTCCCTGATCTCGTTGTGCTTCAAATGTCAATCCGTTTGCCGACCCTCCTGCACTTAATAACAAACTTCCTTTTTCAAATCTCTCTTCAAGACCCATTTGCATTGATGCACGGTCTGCTCCACTATTAAAACTTACAGTTTCTTTTGCCATATTTTTTTTCTCCAATTATTAATTTTAATATAAATATAAGATACAATCACTAACCGTCGTATTTTACTAAAAAATTTATAGGATAACTGTCAGTAATTTTCACAGGTCGGCCTAGTTTTGCAACACCAACCAAAGAAAGACCATCGTATAATCCAATAGTTGTTACATGGGGTTTTAGGGAATCGAGGTTTTTTCCGTGTTTAATAAGTCTTTCTAAACTTTTAAACTTTGTAAAATTTTCCAAAATTTTAACTCCATTTTGTTTTCCCGTCATCTTATCTAAAAAATTAATTATATCGTTTGCAACTCTCCTCTTCGAGTTTTTATTTATTAAACCTTTTATTAGTTCAATTCCAGAGTTACCTCTAAAATACCTTACAATGAGTTTAGCATCAAGTGAATCTTGTACTCCATCCTGATTAATATCAAATAAGTTTTCTTTTTTGAGACTCAATAAATAAGGTTTGCATAATTCATATTCACTTAACTCCACATTATTTGACTCAGTTATAAAAAATTTTAAAATCGCATCCTCTGATTCAGTCATTAATATATCTGCGTTTGGCCAAGAAGAATCTTGCTCCATTACTATACCACCTTCAATTTCAGATTCACTTATAGCGTGGGATGGTTCATTTATTGTAAATTCTGTTAAAAATTTAAATATATAAATTAAATCTATAATATCAAATTTTCCATCTTTATTGACATCATATGGTATATCGTCTCTTATTACAGATGTTGGGTTTGTACTTACATTAAACTCATGTGGTTCTACTTTACACAGTATTTCGGTTTCAAATAAAGTGTGACTTCCTTTAAAAGTTAAGTCATATCCTGATTTTCCACTCTGTTTCATAAATAATTTCATATACGATTCACTTAAGTCATTTAAGACAATAATACCGTTCTTGTAAAAAATATTTCCTATTTGAGTTTTACGATTTTCAATTATCGTGGGAGAATCATATACCATGATGTGGCCAAATTTATTAGATAATTTGTCGTTATCGTTTTTATGTCTATAAATGTGTTTATCATAGTAAGAAAATAAACTCTGAGATGTACTTAAATTCACTGAGTCACTTGAAAAGGTTACAATCTCATAAAAAGGGAAACATCCGTTAATCGGACTTCCTGCATATGCAAAGTGGGGTGTTAGAGTTACACTATAACCAAACTGATGTCTAGCTGATAATTTATTTTTCGTTGATACTAAAGTTTTTAATAAATTGGGCTGTGTTTCATCTAATCTAAAAAAATGCACCTTGCCCTGTGTTAGATTGATTTGTTCATCTCCGACTTTCATAGACTCTTCCACAGAAGTTGATGTACCGATGAAGTAATCATCTATTTTTAAATTTGAGTTTTCGTCATAATAAAAATTACTCATATCAATTGAGTGAGCACCTACCATTAATGTATTTTCATACAGAGATATAGAATGACCAAATCTATATGTAAATTCTTCCTCTTGATCAATGGCAGAGTATATTTTATATAAAAATTTTAAGTCGTTGGTTTTTTCATATAAATAAACCGTACCTGCTTCGTTGTGTATTATTTCATTTTTATAGGTACGATCAATTGAATCTCCAATTGCTACAAATCTTTCATTTACATCAATTGATATTCCAAATTTATTTTGTTCAGGTGGAATATATTGATAAGGATATAATACACTCTTTGTTCTATCTTTTGTTTCATATACACTCTCAATATTATTACTCAACGACCATATGCTTTTTTTTGTTATTTTATTTATAAGATTCCACTCGTCTTTACAATTACCCGTGCCATATTCATAAACATATACTATTTGTTTTTTGGATGAGGGTGTTCCTACATATAGTTTATCATGTGAAAGTTTTACAGTCTCTCCAAATTTTTCAAAATCTTCATCGGGATCACCAAAAATACAATCGATTAATTCCCATGTAGTATCACCAATTGCAAAATCAGGTGTTTCGGTATAATCGTGAGGTTTGTATCCAGAGTCAAAATCTTTGATTTCGTCTTTAATTGTAGCATCAACAGACATTCCTTCTCCATTAAACGTATACAAATCAACAAGACAATCACCACTTTCTACAAATTCAATATTACCCGATATACAATTTTCATAACCTACGGTGTCTATACTTCCAGAAACCACTTCACGTTCAGGTGTAGTAGACTCTATTACACATCCAGATATGATATTATACCACCACTCAGTAGTTGGTTCTGAAAGTGTTCCTGACTCAATACATCCGGACATAAATAAATTACCAGAGTTTAATATTGATCCTGACATTAAACTTCCTGTTAATAATGATCCTGACATTAAATTTCCAGACTCAATGCATCCCGTCAAAAGATTTCCAGATACAATACTACCCGAAACCAATCTATCAGGTACAATATGAGTAACCAAGTCACCACCTATTTTAATTGTTTCTACACTACCCGATTGATAAGTTCCCGAGTCACATATTTTTTCGTTACCAATAAATCCAGATTCATTAAATCCCCCCAATGTAGCTCCGTCTGGTATTAGACTCTTTACTTTCCAACGAGTTGTGTTTTTATTTATTTTTCTCAAAGTTTCTCCAGATGGATATCCAATTCTTTTATTTTTTTCAATATCATAAAAATAACCTTCCGGTACATCAGTCAATCTTATCCAAGAACTACTTTTTGTTCTTTTAGTTTTTTTAAAAATATATACAACACCCGAACCATTCATAGCATTAGGAGCACCTATTGCCATTCTATCTGAGTCAATAGATATTGATTCACCAAAATCTGTATTTGGAATGCCTTCTAATATATTTATTAACCCCCAATTATCCGTTCCTCCTTTATTTTTTTCGTAGATGAATACATGGCCAGTTCTGTGTTCGTCTGGTGTGCCTCTAATGTGACTTCTTGGAGAACCAATTGCACATATAGTTTCATCTATTTGCAATGAATTTCCAAACTGATCATTCAAAGAATAATCCGACCCAAGTAATACATCACTTATTTCTTTAAGTAATAGGTCATTGTGGTCTTGTCGCATCTCAAGTGCGAGTCCATTTTGACTAAAAGGACAATAAAACTTTTTAAGACATCTAAATTTTTTATTTTGTTCGTCATGTTTGAACAAAGTTGCACTTCCCGACTGAGATTCGTCCACGGCTGATTCGTCCACAGGTGAACCTACTAAAATATATTTATTATTTGAAGCTGATGTTTTTCCAAAACTATATGGATTATCAGTTTTTATTTCACCCTCTCCACACACAGCATCCTCATATCTAATTTTATTTATTTCCGAAAATGTATAATCATCTGTTATTAGGTTTGTATAACCATCATCTTTAATTTTAATTGTATCAAACGGTGAACTATTATCTATAATTTCTAATGAATTTGGTTTTATTTTATCTCCAAAGTTTTTTTGTGATATTTCAATTACGGTAATCTTATCATCAAGTACCCGTCTTTCAAGCCTACGACCAGAATAAAAATCACCTTGGTCTATATCCTCTATAACAGTTGGATCATGGTATTCTGCACTTTCTACACCGAATAGCATTAGAGGGTTTTTTATATTTAGTTTTTTATTGTTTGTGTGATCAAAGTGTTCTACAAAATAGTCGTTATAAAACAAGTGTTTTACATTGTTGTATATAAGTCTCTGATATGAACCATCCCAGTTTGTTGGTTCTTTTTTTGAATTATATCTCTTATGTTCAGTTGGATAAAAAGTACCATTTACATTATTACCTTCACGTGAAATGAGTTTTAATTTATTCCCCTTGTCTAATTTTATTTCTTCAGAAGCAGTTTGACTTCCATCTTCGCACAAGACAACATTGTCATTTTTTATTTTTTCAATTATATACTCTTTATATTCTAAAAATTCTAATCCACATACATTTATTTCACCATAACCATTCTTATTTAGAATCTCAGAGACCGAATTACACGTCAAATTAGAATAAAGTATCTCTGATGTTTTTTTTGATTTTATTTCATATATATCGTGTTCAATTAATAATGAGTCAAGACTATCAATTGTAGAATACTTCCACCGTTTAAATGCAGTAAACGGCCGTACAGTTTTGTCAGAACTTTTAATTCTTTTTATCATGTAGATATATAAATATATTTTTCGTAAAAAAAATATAAAGAATTAAAAATCTAATTTTACTTTTATCAAAGCCTCTGAGTCAAATGTCTTAAGTATAGGTCTACTTGTCTTAGCTACTGCCACAAGTTCATTGTCACTGTTATACAGTCCAATTGTCGTTATGTATACTCGTGGGTCTTCTATAAATGTATTGTGTCTTATTCTTCCTAAATAGTTATCCACATCGGCATTAGCACGGGCTGCAAGTGTCCTTGCTTCATACCCTTGGTATACAAACGAAGGGTTGTTGCTATAATTAAAATCAGTATTTTTAATTCTTATAAAGTAATGCTTTGAGGGAACAATCTCGGTACTACGACATTCAAATTTTCTACCCATCCTCAATGCATTAAAAAGTTTACGGAAGTTTTGATAGTTTCTATCACCACCCGCCCGTTGGAGTCGTTTTTGATTTACACCACCTTCGTTCCATGTATTTGAGTCGTTTATATTATTAACACTACCCGAGTCTGATGTAAACTCCTCAACACTTGCACTTACTCCCTCTGCATCGTATGATGGATTTATATCACCAAACCAAGCAAATCTTGCACCTTCGTTTTCTTCTTTTATATAGGTTGATGGTATTGAGTTTCCAAGTTCCTTATACTTGACTACTGCGTTATCAAGTCCAATACACAATTGATCAGAAATCGCACGGGTATTTAAAACTATAATACCAAGATCGGGATAAACTAAGCCAAACCCAAGACTTTTTTCAGGCGAATATCTTATATCGTATCCAGATGAATCCACTGCGTTTTCGGGTTCCGATGTCATTCTGATTATATCAGAGTCATCATTGTTATATCTATCTGAATTTTGTGTTTTTACTAAATCAAAAACTCTACCAAACTGAGGTGATGATGAAACATAATTTAAGGATGTTCCAAAAACACTTGCATCCTGAAATGCAACTCTGTAGTTTATTTCTTCATTTACAGAAACTCCAAGGGAAAACAAAAAATTTCCTTCATCAATTTTTTCTTTCATTCTTGATGTAGAAAAATTAATAAAATGACAATAATCTGCATCGTATCCCACAAATGAATTATTTACTTTTCTCGTAAATGTAAACCTTTTATCATCCGGATTTAATAATATATTTTTATATTGTGAATATACATTTTTTGTAATTTGTGGAGTTTTATTATTAAATGCTGAGTTTAGTGGACTTCCATATCCGTTTATATGACCATACGACAGAGAAAATTGTTGTTTTGAGTTTTGATTTAAAAGTCCTGCAATATAGACCTCCTCGTGATATACATCCATGTAGTAATCTTCTTTTTTTGGACTTGTCCAGTTTTCATATATTTCATCAGCAGAGGTTGCACTCGATAAAGGTGTAGTTTGATTCTCTTCATCAAAAAAGAATTCAGTCAATTCAGAGGGGTTATCTCCACTGAATAACCCATCGTGTATTGATGTGACCCGTCCAGATACGGTATCAGTTGATTCGAGTTCTTTAAAAATTGCCACGATTAATAACCTATATTTCCTGACTCCGAAATGCCCTCAAGTGGTTCTGCCAAAACATTTACAGGAATTGTTATTGATCCCCCACTTTCATTTCCGATAATTGTTAAATTTGCTCCCACGTTTCTTGTTATAGATGGATTTACTCTAAATTCAAATGTCAACCCAACGGCTGTTTGAGCAAATGTACTTGCCGTGTCTCCAAGAAATATAGAAGTATTTTCACCAACAGACGCATCAACTCCACTACCAGTTATAGTACCAACCTCTCTATTTGACAAAACGGCAGTATAACCGAGTTGTGTGTTGTAGACTGGATTTGTTGTAGGATTTAATGTAACTACTCCGTTGTAATCTTTATCCAATGTAATGCTCTGCTGTCCAAGTTTTATCACGGGTATATATTGAGTTCCAGGAGGCAATGTTACAAGTTTGTACTTCAGTGATTGTGATTCGTCTGTCAATGGTTCAAATACAGGAGTATTTCTCAAAGCAAGATCAAAAAACTGAGATCCATCAGGATGCTCAGAGTCATAAAGTGTGTAATCTATTTCATCGTCTGCAAGTGCAAAACTCGTAATATTTAGTCCTCGGTCTGACGCAAGTAGTTCTCTACCACGTTTTGTTAGAACTGCTTCAACCGTTATTGTTTCGTTATTTAAGTAACCCATGCTAATAATATATATATTTTTTAGTAAGTTTTAGAATATAAATATTTATATAAATAAAAAATAGTTCTTTATGTTGCTTCTTTTATAACACCACATAGAGGTCCCATATACTCAGTTGTACCATATTTGTATTTTCCGTCATTAGGTCCACCCTTTATTTGAAACTTCATCCGTCTTCGTGTGTCTGCACTTAGAGTTGGGTCATCGATTAAATGCTTATTTTCGTTATACCAATTAGTGGCATCTCGGGCATGTCTTTCTTGATAATATTCAAAATCAAAAATATCTAAAAATTCAAGACCACCACAATTTTCATTTTGATTTGAAATTAGTAGATTTTCTTGTTTTCTTGTAGATTCATACAACATCCCGACTAAATCAGATGCAGTCTCTCCCAATTCAATATCACCATATGGAAGTGCTTTACTATATAGTCTTATATCATCGATTGATCCAGAAAATCTACCAATCTCAAGTTTATCTAATTTAATTTCTTCATGCTCTACACCGAGGTCATAATTTTTTACAAATACATTATCCACAAACACATCAACTAAACCAATATCATAAAAAACCAAAGATACATGGGACCAAATATCCTCTAAAAGTTTTATGTTAAGATCAACTAAATGTGAATCAAGCGAATTTTTCCAAGCATATCCGATTGACAATTTGTTTCCGTTTGGGTTTAAAACTATACCATGCCTTTCATTATTCACCACAGAGTTATTGAAAACAATACCAGCATTATCCTGACTTACACCCGTTGGACGAATCCAAAAACTCAAAGTGCATGAGTTCATTTTTATTATATTTTGATTATCACCCTCTGTATAAAAATCAATAAAACTATTAGTATTACTTTCATTATCAGCTACATCATTATCAAGTGATACTATTTTTTTGTAGTTTCTTGCCGTACCTCCGTTTCTTATTTGTGCATTTCTCAGGATTCCACGTCTCTTGTGTTTAGATGAATCAATAACTATATTTTCATCATCTGACCTACTCTCAAAATCCAAGTGAAGTTCAAGATGATCGTTATTAAGTTCAGTCGGAGTGCTTTCAGATTCATCTATGGGTTGGGTGGTGTTTGCTTGTTCCGAATATCCACATGACAAAGGAGTTGCGTATGTTTTATCTTCAAGATACCAAAAGGTATCTCCCATGCCACCACGGAGAGCAGCTTTTCTTGTTCTAACAATCGGCGGCGACATATCCGCATTTCCAGTTGTAGATACTGTGTTATTCAAGCAGCTTACTGACTTTCTACAGTGAACATTTTTCTTTGATTTTGTTTGCTTACCACGATCACTCAAATTAAATTTACGATGTGTTGTGAGTGGTCCGTTTAGTATATTCTTTTTATTATTTCCTATATCAATTATATTGTAATAATTAAATCTTGACTCTATTTTAATCTTATTCTGTATATCCAACTCAGAGTCAAGTTTTACAATTGAAAGTGGGGATGGATTGGGCCCAAGTTGTGTTTTAAATTTCTTTTTAAAGTCTATGTAATAATTTGAAATTTTAGATTCGTCGTTAATTACATTGAATCCATATACATAATCAGCCGATGGAACTATATCAACAAAATCTGTACTTATTTCAATATTCGTTGTATCTAATCGTAAGACAGTTTCACCATACAATTTGCTTATTTTATCGGTAACTTCTGAAATCTTTATTATTTTTGCACTTTCCAAAAATCTAATACCATACATTACCCATAAAAATGATCCTTCTCTAAAAACAATATTTATTTTATCACCTACTTTTAAATTGTCCGGTCTCCTTTTTGGATAGCAAATTTGTGTTTCATCTCTGTGATAACTCATATTAATATCTAATTTATATTTTGATGACGATGACTGATATTCAAAATTTAGTGAACTTGGTAGTTTGAACAAAACACCCCCACCGTTATATGAAATATTTCTAATTTCAGAAGTTTTAACTTGGTTCGGTATTTTGAGTTCAAGTATATATTTTTTTGTATCACTTTCGTTCCTATCTACATTTACTATTGTGTAAAAATGATCATTAAAATCAACAAAGTCAAATTTATTTGCTTTCCAATCAATACCACTTACAAAAACTACATCACCATTAAGTAACTCTTCATCTGATGTTATTTGTAAGTTTAATAAATTTAATTTTTTATTATAGAAATTTTCTGACGAAGTACCTGTAATTTTAAATTCAGGTGAATCAAGTTTTACTAAAACATCAGACTTATTATACAATATTGATGAAAATTTTGCGTTGTTAAATTCACAAAATAGTTTTAATTCTAAGAAATTTGCTTCATGGTCAAGTTTTAATGATTGATTAAATTTAAATGGTATTTGATATTTTTTTATAAGATCAACTTCACCTATGTGAGTTTCTAATAATTTATTATTATCTGAAGAATCAAAAGATTCAACTTCAATTATATTATATCTACCGTCTCTGTTGTCACATTTAAAATCTTCATCTTGTGTTATATTTCGATATGATTGTGTCGTATCTTTAACACTTAATGTAGGCAGTTCAAAATCTTCATTAAAATTAGAAAAATCAGTATGTTTTTTTACCTTAATATTGTCTATATAGTCGTATGATGATTGCGATATTGATAGAATATTTTTTTTATCTTCTTTTTTCCATTTGATTTTGAATGAACAAACCGGAGGTGGAATTAATATTGCACGTGAACGTAAATTAAGTCTACATTGATAGATTCCACTTGCGTTTATATATTTTCCTGTTTCGTTTTTTAAAAAAATGTTTGTTTTTTTACTAAAGTTAAAAGTCAAATCATGTTCTATATTTTTTGGTATTTTAATTTTATTAACCTCAGAAGATCCAAATGTTTCGTCTATTTTTATTATTTTATTTTTACTAAATAAATCTGACTTACTTTGTAAAAACGTTCCTCTTAATTTTTTATCCTTAACTAAACTTTTTATTTTTCCAGTAAAAATAGACCTTTGTGCTTTTATGTCGCATTCATTATATTTAAACCCACCGAAAGTACCAACTACTGTAAAGTTTTTAATAGACCCATTTTGAATTACAATATTAGCAGAACCATAGATTTTACCCAAAATCACATGACCAACAAAATTAAATTTAAACTTTGCGTAATCATCTGAATACAAAGAACGGTCAAGAATATTACCATAAATAAGCTCTCCGTTTAGTGTTGCTTCTTTATGAACATAAAAAGAAGAACTTTCATCTTTTGTATTGCCGTACACTTCTGCATTTATCTCAGAATTTTCTAATATATTTCCTTGAATTCTTACTGCCTCATATATTCTTTTTATATTATCTTTTTTAATATATCTTGAATATAGCTTGTCACTCAATTCGATTTTGCTATCCGATGTAATACCTCTATAGGAATTGATTCCATACATAATATCATTTGGAATATTTAGAAACTGATTAAAATTTAATTCAGAAGGAAAAAAACTTGATTTTTTATGTGATATTTTTACATTAGTTTTTAGTCCCGATATATCTTCTTCTTTTATCTCATAATAACTTCGGGCATTTCCATGTGACATTATTTTTTTATTAACCAAACCTGCTTTGATTTTTATATCATCTTGTATAAGGATTTCGTTTTTAATAGGACGTCTTTGTAATTTACTTCTCTCAAGTAAAGTGGGTTCTACAACTAATCCAGACATTAGAATTGTTCTTGCGGGTATTAGTTTTTCTATATTTTTAAATAAAGAAGGATCTAAATACGATTCTAAAATTGATAAATAATTACTAAAGTCTACCTCACCATATCCATGTTTAAAAAACAAGTGTTGCACGTTTGAAAATCCTTCATAAGTTTTATTGTATAATTCAGAAGGATCACCTATATAATCACCAAGTTCAAAGTCTCCAAAAAATCTCAATATTTCATGATTTAGGATGTCAGAGGGACTAAAATACACCCCAAGTTTGTTTGTATCTATCGTAAATCTATCACCACTTTTTTTTGTGCTTCTTTTTGAAACCGATAGTTGTGTTTGTAATTCTTGAGTTTCTATTCTTATTTTATTATTATTGAAAACTTGCGATCCATATGCCGGTAACTTTGCAGTTTGTCTTTTGTTTTGACCCGAAAAATTGTAAGGGTATTCTTTTGCATCAAATCCAAACGCCTTTGCATACCTACTTACATCATCCCTAATTGCCGTATTTTGTATCTGTCCATATTCCACATCCTCCGGTGTTAGTTCATATGGAAAGTCAAAGTTTGCTTTGAATACAAGTGTATCCTCAAGTTCAAAAGGATTTGTTATATCATACGATTGATTAAACTTTATATGGTTCTCGAATCTGTCTTCTTTTATTGGATTAGAATAAACTCTTAAACGATTTAATTTACCAAAAAAATTAGAATCATATATATTACCAATTCCAACACTGATGGGTGATAAAAATCTTTTAATATTTTCTTTTTTTAGAGAAATTTTACATTGTCCATTGTAAACTAAATCTTCATCGATATATCTTTTGACATATATTTGTATTCCGGTATCCGTCCACCTCGATGATTCTGATATTTGTAGCAATACATCAAACGTGTTTCCACCAAAGGGATAAATGTCTTCTTGATGACCGTCAATTGACACATACTCTTTTCTTGCGTTTATTAAATCACCATCGGTATGTTTTATTTCAAAGTAAAATTTACCCCAACCAAGTTCATGAATCTTTGTGTCATTTGAATCGTATGCTTCAAAACCAAAGGTCCACACCGACCCTTGGTGGTTATCTATTTCATCGTTTACTCCCGAGATTATTTCAATATTTTTGGTAATATCACATAAATTATCATTTAGTTCAAAATTTAATTCAATGCTTTTTGAATTGTAGTTTGGATGATTCCAATCAAGTAAGAGATACTGATTGGATGATGAAAAAACAAGATGATAATCAAAGTGGTCAAATGTATATAAGACTTTATCATTTAATTCTGTATTATACTCAATCCCACCGAACTCACGAATTCTGAATAAATAGTCTGGAATACCATAACATCTGAATAATGCTCTTAAAGATTTCTCTGTTCCTATCGTTTTTAATATATACGGTAAATTATTTAGTATACGTCTCCAAACTATATGTTTTTTTTCTTTAAATCTCTTGATATAATCAAGATGCTCTTTGGTTTTTACCTCACGTATTAGTGTTCCAATTTCACCCTCTTCATATCCCTCAAAAGACCCACCAAAATAACCAAGCATGTGAGATACCATTTCATTAGGAATGCCCCTATCCTCTTTATTAAGAGGTTTTTTAATATTACCAATACCTTCTACATATAAGTGAATTAAATCAAATTGGTGACCAACGAAAGCAAGAAAATCAAAGTAATCGGAGTTATCCTGATCACGTGTTATGAATTCAGGTGTATTATTAAAAAACGAATTATCATTGTATTTATCATAAATATCTGCTTGCTTAGCCCTTTTGGCGTACCAATTGTATCCTTCGGTTTGGGAAAATTCCTGCATAGTAGCAGGTATAGGCATTGGACGATAATAACTACGGGCTGATAAAAAATTATAATTACTGGTATTTAAGGGAATTTTTTTACCAACACACTCTCCACATTTACAAAAAAACTGCCATCTGTCACTTTGTCCAGGTATATCTTCTGGTTTTGGATTTTCTCCCGTAGATACCGTCCATATTGAGTCATCATACAACACCGCATCCCCCTCGGTATAATCATATACCGTTGACTCCCAATCATCAACGGAGTCGCAATTAAAATCGGCTCTTGGCCAAGAAACATATGTATAAAGTAACTTTGATTCAAGTTCACGTATTTCATCAGATAAAAGCCCAGAGTCGTCTCCCTGTAAAGATATTTTTAATTTTAATTCATCGATTTTTTCCTTATATTCTTTTGCAGATTCGGTTAATTCTGTAATATCTTCAAAATATAGAAATCTCTCGTAACCATCTAAGTTATTTAGAATATCAAGTTTTTTTGTATTTAGTTTATTTAATTGTGAATCATAAGATATTCTGCTGAACTTTTCCGGACTGCTGTTTCTCCAAGATCTTCTTATTTCTTCAAGTTGCCTATCGATCTCTGATATTTTTGTTAATTTTAATATAAAAACATCAAGTCTTTTTCTTGCCGAAGAATATCTTACGAAATTTTCAAATTTAGAGTAATTTACTGTTAAGTAATAATCCTCTGTCTGATTATTAAAATAATTTGAAATTTCTTCCGTAATTCTTATTGGAGTCCCGAACACTTCTTCACGCATCTCAGTCTCTATATCTTTTATTTTTTCAAGGATACCAGGATCATTTGATTTTAAATTTAACAAACTATTTCGTTCTATTTCAATATTTGTTTTTTTGAGTTGCTCAGATGTATACTTTCTTGTTCCTTGGCCCGCAAGTCCACTTAAATCTGGATTTCTTAGTTTAAAAACTTTTGGTTTTGTTTTTTTATACAATAATACTCTTTGTATTATATCATCAGAATATATAGAACTGTTTAAGTGAAAATTTGAACCAACTACTATATCGTTTGGCAGAGGAGTAACCAATTTTAGAATAAGTGGTGTGTGTTTTCTTTCATCATTTAAGTTTTCACTTCCTCTGTTCGTGGCAAGTACAGGAATTTCATGGTCACCAAAAACCATAATTGTGGATAAGTAAGAATCAAACTTTTCTTTATATATTTCTTTTACTTTATTAGAATCATATAAAACAAGAAATATATCTTTGTATATACTCTTAATATTATTGTAAGTCTTGTCTTGAGTGTTTGAAAACTTACTTAAATTATTTAGAACATAGTCAACACACTTTACATACTCAGTATAAAAATCAACTTCCTTGAAAATTGATGTATATTTCCACAAAAAAATATTTTTATATAAACTTTTAATTTGATTGTATATATCATCACACTCGTCCGACAAATCATCAATTGAATTTAGTTTGAAGAAATCAATTATAGTATATACCTTATCACGAATATCTTCTATAATAAAACCACTGTCAATTAGTTCTTTAAAATGAACTCTTAGACTTTTATTTTTTAAGAAAAAAGGTATTTCGTGAAAGACATGAGATATTGGTATTTTTTTATCAAAGTAATTAATATATTCGTTATTTAAAACCACATCAGCAGGAAGTGTACTGCTTTTTAAAGAACTTGGTAATACTTTTAGTTCTGTTCTACTTGGGGAAATGTCCTGTACAACCAGTTTTGTTTTTGACTCGAACGAACCTATTGTCTCATTTTTCATAGACACTCCGATTAGGAACGACCCACTCATTTCTCCAAGTTCTAATAACTCATGTGTTGGTGAAAAAACGACATGATTATCATCAGTTATTTCAAATTTATTATTGAAAACAGAGATTGTACCAACCCGTCTTGTACCAGTGTAATCTACAAAATCAAATGATTGTCTTTTATATTTTTCGTTTGGTTGAATGTTTTTTTGTTTTATTACATTTGTATCATTATCATATATTGAAAATACTACGACATCTTTTGGGTTTCTACCAAATTTAAGAACTGCTTCTGAATCGAGTTCATTTACTACAATTCTGTATATATCCGGATCGACCATCGATACACGTGGATAGTCAAAACCTTCGTTTGTGGCAGGTTCTTTTATGAACTTTATGTAATTACTCATTTAATTAAATTATTGTTAACTCATAAAAGGAAAACTATCATTTTTATTTTGCTGACCTTCTACCAATGGTAAAAATGGAAATTCATCACTAAAATCTGATGGTACTTTACCTTCACCTAGTTCAATTCTTTGTGATACTATTAAATCTTTTGCCGCTGCAAAATTTTCTGAAGACTTTTCTTGAAACTGCACATTTCTTTCAATTTCGGTATCCAGTATATTTGACATTTCTGATAATTGGGTTTGTAAAATTTGTTCTTGATCAAGTTGACTTTTAATTTCACTATCAATTTCTGAATTAAAATCAGAAATTAATTCCTTATCACTCTCGTTGTTTTTAGTTGCTACTTGATCGGCAAATTCTGTCAATTCTGTATTCATAAATAACTCTACTTGTGATTCATTTAATTTTTTCTTTTTTGCATTTACTTTCATTAAAAATTTGTCTACATCCACAATTTCTTCATCAACATCTATATTTGCACTTAAAACTAAATTTCCGAATCTATCTATTGAAGAGTTGTCACCTGGTTTAGACTTAAAATTTAAATAAGATTCAAGATTAAAATTATATTTTTCAAGAAATTCTGGATGGCTTTTGTTCATTTTATCTAATTACTTTAAATTTTATTTGATCCTGTATTATTTTTGTTTGATTTGGAGATTCTACTCTTATCTCAAAAAAGTATATTCTATCCACATTTAATATCCCAAAATCAAAATCAAAATAATGTCCGTTGCCATCACAACTTATTCTTGTATAAATATCATGTTGTATAATGCGTTCTTGAGTATCCGCATCCACCACCGAATAGAACATTGGGTAATCTACAAAATTATTTTGTGTGTATCTTGATTTAGTACTAATTTTTTTTATAGGATATTTCTCTCTTACATTTACCCTAACTCTAAGTTGCTCTTTTACAGATATTTCATTCTTTATATTTTTTAGTGAAACAAATATATCTTCACTTGAAATAAATTCAAGATCAGGTTTCCTATTTACTACCTTATATTCCATTGTTGAAGTTGTATTTGGGTTTTCTGTGTTTGTACATGAACCACTTTCTACATTTTTTATACTTCCCGAAATATCATTTAGTGTTCCACTTATTTGATTTACATTACTGCCACTTACAATGTTATGGTATTCAAATTGGTTTGAATTATTATAAATACAATTTACTTCTTCTACTGATGTACATCCACATGGATTGAAAATATAATCATTTTTTGCAACCTTTACGAATGGTTGATATATTGTATTTGTATCTTTTGAAAAGAAATTTACTTTACTATTATGGTTTATTGTCTCGTCTGAAAACTTAATAATAAGACCATTATTTTCTAATATATTAGACATCCACATATCAACGTAGTTTGTAATATCAAAACTTACATCAGAAGTTCTTTTATTAAAAATATAAGTTGGTATATTTTCAACTCCGTACAAATCTCTGAGTTCCGTTTCGGTGTAATAGTCACCACCCCCCTCATCTCGCACCCATGTAGTTCCATGCCCACTTGTCTTCCAACTTGCCCCACTCATATGGTCAGAGTCAAATCTACGGCCAAATCCTTCCTCCCAATTACTTTTAATCGGAAATATCTCAAGTGCAGTATTTCCAGTTAACTCATGTGAGTCTGATATTTTTAAATTTAAGTTAAAGTTTGAATTGTAAAAAATGCCTTGATTTCTCTCACCATTCAGATTAAATTGTACAAGTAGTCTTGATATATGGTGGCCACTTTCTTCTGAATATAGATTAGTCAATTCAAGTATTTCATCAAGACCTGTATTTAGAGTTTGGTCTTTTTTGTATTTAAATATTGTTGTATCTTTTTCTAAATAAATAAAACTGTTCACGAAACTACCCTCCCAACTACATCTCTATCAGGAAATTTTAGTTCAAAAATACAAGGATCAACGGACGGATGTATCACTTTGTTATATGTGGCTGCCTCGATATTATATTCATTCTCGGAATAATTCCCATCATTTATTGTTTTGTTAAAAATTCTTAGGCTTACTACTGACTTAACTCCATGAATTTTAGATACCTCCAACTCGACCTCACTCAATTCTATCGATTGTCCTATACTCCAACGATCTATGTTAAAATATCTTTTTATCGAATCAAGTACACTATCAAGTACCTCGATATTATTATAGTTTTGAAAAACAGAAATCTCGATATCAATTCCTATATTTACTACAAACGCATCTGTAATGTTAATACCATCTGTCAATAATTTGTATTGACCTAAATATGTTCTTAAGTTTCTATATACTAATTCGTTTGGTGACACCAAATTTTTATTGTTATCATAACTTAGTATATAAAGGTTTATTGCAAAAGGATTATTTATCTCTCCATATGCATTTGTGAGTCCATTTGAAGATAGTTTTTTTGTAGACTCACCTAAGTTATTAATAAATTCAAATTGCGTTTTGGTATCTAAAATTCCATCGGGTGATACAAACGCTTTTGCTATACTTCCAAATTTTGTTGGCATTGAGTAAGCTCGTATTACATAATCTTCACGGGTAACGGCCCGGTTTTGTGCAGAAAAGTACGCAAGTGCGTTTCTTCTAATTTCTTCAGAAGACTCCGGGCCCTTGCCCCCCATTGCTGGATTATTATTATTTACCTTAACACTACCTTTAATTGTATTTAAAATTGTTCTTTCACTTGGTTCCAGATATTCTACTTGGTCACCGTACTCAATTTTAGTAATATTTGTTAATGTATTTGATGAAACATTTGAATCAATGCCCCCACCTACATAATATTCAACCACGAGTGTTGTATTTGACGGAGCCTCTCCATAACTTTTAGTTTTTAAAAAATTTGCTGGATCCATTGCAACTTCAAATGCAGGATCAGTTTTTATTGTTCTACCAACATTGTTTAAATTTGGAACAATTATTTCATCATCAATTTTATCCGTACCAGAACCAAATTCAATTGTAGTTGTGTTGTCTGAGTTTACACGGGTTGTAAATCTACGAGAAGTTCGCAAGAATCTTAGAACATAGGGTGTTGACTCAGCATACTTTGAGTAGAATGGATTTTTTTTAAAACTGTTTTCCTCCTCAAGAAATATTGTATCATTGGCAAGATAGGGAACTTGATAATACTTATTTCCATTTTCATCTTTTATCGTTGTAATTTCAAGTACATTTGGTTCTACCAATTCAATTTCAAAAAATTCTTCTGCCTCACCCACTACAACATTTCTTGTTTTCTTTGTACCAGCAGATGCCATTACTACTTTCTTAAGTAAATAAAAAGTAGGTTCTTTTGAATTTGGATCACGATCAAATACCGAAACCTCTCTTGGGTTATCCGGTGTATCTTCGTAAAAATTAACTGAATCAAGTGTTCTGAAAACGGTTGTTGTCGTATCAGTTGATTGTATTTCCATTCCTGCCAAAATGTTTAAAGCAAACTTATAGTCAGGTTTCAATTCTCCGGTTTCACTATCAACAATTGCGGGTACAAGTTGAAATACGTCAACCTCTACCAAAGCAGCGGTTGATGTTTTTGGCATATAACCCAAATAATTAGCAAGAGTGACTATGTTCTTGCGTTCTTCTGCATGTTGCATGAACCCTTCTTTAAATTGGTAATCTATATAGTATGATAAAACATCACCAACATAACTTGCGAGTTCGATGAACATCATTCCTGTTGAATTTTCACTAAAGTCTTTGTATGTTTTTGGAAAATATGACTTTGCATATTCTACAAGATTTTTTTTAAATGAATTGAAATCTTTTCCAAGATAGTTTATATCACGGGATGTAGTTTTAATTTTTTCTGAATTTCCTATCTCCATCTTCTTAGAACTCCAATGAAAGTAATTGCTCGGAATCTGGAATTGAAATCATCCTAAACTTAATTACTACCTTTGCGTGGTTTGGTTCTTTTATGTAATCACGATCAACCAATACCGATATAACAAATATTTCAGGCATCCATATTTGCACAGCTTCCTTCACCGCATCTTCAAGAAGATCATCTACATACCCCTCTGTATTTGACTCAAATATAATTTCTCGTAAATCACTTCCGTATGTCGGCATCATAGGTCTTTCTCCTTTTGATGTCATTAATAGCATTTTTAGGTTTGTTAGTCCTCTCACCATGTCCGAGTTTGTTTGTTTAAAGAAACCCGAACTACCACGTGAATATGGAAAAGTAATACCAACTGGAACAATATCTACCATGTTTATTTACCTTTTTTCTTGTCTATTGCAGTCAATACATCTGAGTAGTTTCGTGTAAGTGCGTGTGACAGGTGTTCGGGTAATTCCTCAATATTTACAGAGTTTCCGTTAAAGTCGGTGGTTGTGTTTTCATACTCCGAACCTACTTTCGCACCTTCACTCGGTATACCACCAACGGTTTCATTTAATATTTGGTTTATTACCTCATTTTTAGAATATGTTTTATTGTTTTTTTGTTTTCGAACTCCTTGTAATTTAATCTTGGTACTTTCCACAATGTCATTTTCTTTTTTAATATTTTGGATATTGTTATTTTTTCCAAGATTTTCTACAATAACGGGTAAAAAATCAAGAAGTTCACTTCTAACAGATTCTCTTATAATTTTGACTAATTCTGATTTTTTCATAATTTTAATAAATATACATATATAGTTTATCCAGATATAAATATTCTTTCACTCAATAATGTTGGCAATCTTGCTCTTAAACTCGCCAATTGACCTTGTTGTGCAGGACGACTTGTAGTAATATAGGGATCATGGTGAACGTGGGAAGACAACCACCCACACAAATCGTTTAACCACCAAACCGTACAATCACCTTTCAATGTTGGGTGGCACTCAGATGTATATGCCCCAAGATGAACACTTGGAGTTGCGAAAGAAATGTGCTTATCACTTCGCAATACAATGCGTTCTTTTGCATCCATAGTTATTTCATCATCAGTCGTTACAAAAAACTTTTTTTTACTAAATATACCAGTTTCTTGAGTCTTCGATGAAATCAAGATTCGTTCTGAGTTAAGTATTATTTGATTTCCCGTCAATTGTGGTAATTGCTTACCAAAAATAGCACTTGAGTCTGTTTTTCTTAAAATACTTCTCTCGGTACTCTCCAACTCTTTATTGAATTCACTCTCATATATTTCGGTTGCTTCCTTAATAGCAATGTCCATTTCTTCATTATTTTTCAGAACATCTAAATCTTCTTTATCAAGTAATGCCACCGCATTTAGATCTGCGTTTTCAAGGACAGTGCCTTTTAAAGAATTTCGTGTAATCTTTTCACCTGACATATATGATGTAATTTCTGTTGCCGATGAATTAACTGGTCTAATATTTCTTTTTGTAATTTTATCCAAGTCAACTTTATCTTTATCCGTAGGAGCCAGATAAGAAGGTATTTTTATTTTATTTTTCGAATCCGATTTACCGAAATTTTTATTAGTATTTTTAGGAGATGTTGTATTTCCAAATGGACTGAATCCTGAAATACTTGCATTTTTTAAACTTGATAGTGAAGTACCGTTTCCAGAAATTTGCAAACTTGCAGAATTATTTTTTGATAGATTAATGCTCGTGGGATTAGAACTGCGTTGCTTCTGACGAAATAATCCTGTGAGTGGATCAAACTTTAGTTCGGCTATATTTTTTTCATCCTTTGTAAGTCCAATGTTTGTTTGACCAAAAGATTTGGCTGAATTTTTGATTGCATCTACATCACCGACAAGTGATCTGTAATTTAGATCAAAGTCTTCGTTGTTTCTTGCATATGAGTCGTATGTACCATTTGCAATAAAAGAATCTCCAAGTTGTTTGGTGAGTTCCATATCTGATAGTAATTTATTTCCTTCGTTTCTAAAAGTATCTATTAAACTATTTTTATATTCAATTTTGTTTACCCAATCGCATAAATCAAATAATAAGTTATCTAAATTAAATCCACCAAATCCACCAAAGTTAAATTTTAAATTTCTAAGTTTATCAAATAATCCCATTAAAAGTGCAAGGAGGGTAAGATCTATTCCAATTGACAATAACCAACCAAGTTTATTTTCTGTTTTAGAGTTTCCATTTTTTTCTCCAGTTAAACTTCCACAGATTGACTTTAATCCAAACGCAGCTAATTTAAAAATCTTAAACATTGGACTGTCGTCAGGTGTAATCCCAAGTTCATTCACTTTTGGAATTGCTATACCAAGAGAATTGGCGGCAGAAATCGCATTTCCAACAGAAGAACCAAATAGATGACTTTTAGCTGCTTTTTTAGCATTACCACCCGCACTTATAATACCCCGTTCGTATTCTGGGTTTAAAGAAAAATTTCCACTGACTATACTTTTGCTAAATTTTTTTCTCAAGGACCTTGATGATGAAGTTGGGTTTCCACTTGCATTTACAAATTTTTTTAACGAACCATTACTTAATTTACCTAAACGACTTCCAACCATATTTCCAATTTTAGAACCCGTTGCCATACCTACCCCCATACCGACAGCAGACCCTATTCCTCCAGTTTTCATGGCATCTGACATTTTACTATATGGATTGCTTACCCCACGTTGATTAGCATCCATTTCATTTGCTTCCGCTACACCCGAGTATGACCCTACACTATTATTAGTATTTAAACTTGATATTTTTTTTGCACCAATTGATGATTTTGCTAATTTATATAAACCTACAAAGCCTCCAATTTTACAACCAATACACCCATAATTTATGTTGTCATATGAATGTGAAATGGTTGAAAGAAATTCAGAAATAGTATTACCTGATGTAATTTGAATACTACTACCATCTCTATTTACGTCTTCAAGTATGTTAAATTGATATTTTTTTTCATCATCTACGGTTGGTTTTTGTCGGTTTCTTATAAGAATCATTGGGTTTCCGAGGTTTGAATCATAAGACTCACCATGCCCAATGGATGTTCCTCTGTCTAATACAGGATTGTCTACATAACACCCAAACCTTATGCTACTTCCAAACCTGCTTTCTAAAATAGTATCTCCTTCATAATGCTTAAGTGGTCTTATTTTATTATTAGACTTATAATATTTTCCAAGATACATACCGTATTTGTTAGATTCAACACTTATATCAGATGGATTTCTTGCACCAACTAAATTTGAACTTGTCTCAGATGTAACTCCTTTATTTTTTCCGTATCTATGCTCGTACCTAAAGTCAGCAGATGTGTTAATAAAATTTCTTGTATTCAGCCTCCGTGAGTAATATCTCGATCCCATGTACTGAGATACTATAACCAACTCATTGACAAGTGGATATTCTCGTATTGAGTTTTCAATTGGAATTAACCAACCAAGTTCTGACACCGGTGTTGTTTCTTCTTCAACAATAAGTCTTGCTTTGATTCTTCCTATCCAAGAGTAGTCGGGTGTGTCTTTTATATTATAATTATTTGGCCACTCCTGTGTGCTTACTTTTGGAAATTTTTTTTTATTTTTAAAAATAGGATGATTTTCGTCTCGTATTACATCAATAACAACCGCAGGTTCCAACTCATAAAATAAAATTCCTTCTGGACTTTTGTTATATATTTGTCGTTGAGTCATTAAGGTAGAAACCTCAACTTCTCTTTTATTTGATTGTTTATAGTATCTACTATGTGCCATCTTTGGTAATTTTTTTATTTATTTTATTGAGTTCTTTATCCAACCCTCTGTTATCTTTCTCTAAATTACTTATTTCAGTCTTTACAGATGACAATAGTTGGTTTTTTTCTTCTTCACTCAAAACTCCACCAACCGATGATTCTTCGTAGTTTGATTTACCGGATATGAATCTTTGTAAAACTGCTGATAACTTTACAAGTTGATCGTCATTTTTTATACCCACATCAATATAATCTTTTATCATAGGTGCGATTACAGTTGCTGATCCTGAATCTTTTACCATTTTATGTAGATCTGAAATCAACTGATTTATTTGATCTTTTTTATTTGAAGAATTAAAATATATGTCTTTTACAAGTGATGAAAATGTTTTTCCTGCAAATATTTCTGTATCATTTTCCATGAATTATAAATATACATATACATATTTTTTAATTCATAGTAATTCGTCCTGTGTCACGATACTCATTGTAAATCTCACTTTGAGTTTTTTTCATTTTACCAATTACTTTTGTAATTGCTTGTGTTTTACAATTTGTCATTTCACGAATATATAGATAAATTGCTTTTTTGTTAAAATTTTCAATTGATTCGGATCGTCTAAAAACTTCAACAACTGCAGCTGCTATTTCTTTGTCTGATTTTCTTTTAAAAATAATGTTTATATGTTCGTCCCAATACTCTACCATCAATTTCATAAACTCTGATAATTCTTTTTTTCTGGTAGTTTCTTTTGGAAAGTATGTAAGTTCTTTGTGTTCATAAACTATCTCTTCGTCATCTACACTCGTGTGTCTTTTAAATTTTTTATAGTTGCCATTATTATACAATATTAAAAAATTTTTTGCAATTATGCTAAAGTAGGAGAATGCTTTACCCTTTCCTTCTTTGAACTTATGCATATTAGAAACTAAATTACTCACAACTTCCATTTGTACTTCTTCATGACTGCACTCGAAATAAGAAAATTTAAATGTATTTAATATATTTTCTGCAAGTTTTTCAAATGCGTGTTTAATATTATCTTCATATATTCTATTTCTTACATTCATATCTTCAGTATTGTTATACTCAATAATTGAATTTTCTGTATCCTGAGTAAAGTATAAATTCTTCTTTTTTTTCTTTCGTTTTCTTGTTTTTTCCACTAGTCTTGTACCTTTTCATTAAATGAGGTTATAAGTTCTTTTATTTCTTCGTATATCACCCCCACATCGTCATCTTTTTCAAAAATTCCACGAGAGTCTATCTCTTTTATTTGTAAATTCAATAAATTAACATCATTTTTAATTTCTATTATCCAGTTTTCATAAACTCTGGTTTTTTTATATAAATTATATACAATGTAAATTAATATACAACATATAATAAAACTTAAAAATAATAGGTAAGTAGCATACATAAGTTACATATTAAAACATAATTAATAAAAAAGTCAATTATTTTTATCATTTATACCAACATTACCAAGTGTACTTCCGTTTAAATAACCACTATTTACTTTTGTTTTTTTGATTTTATTGTAATAATCCATTGAGGTTTTCTTCCAAGGAACATAATAAGGACCCATGTTTTCTGGATTGGTTTGTTCTGTATTTATGTCATACATTGGTGTTGATAAAATATTATCATCAATTTGGTGTTGATTGGTTTGGTTACTGGTTTTTTTCAAAGTTATTTTTAGAGTCGGAGTTGGTGTTGAGGTTGGAGTATCTTCGGGGGTTGGGGTTGGGGTTTCTTCGGTAGTCGGAGTTGGTGTTGGAGTATCTTCGGGGGTTGGGGTTGGAGTATCTTCGGGAGTTGGAGTCGGAGTTGGGGTTGGGGTATCTTCGGAAGTTGGAGTCGGAGTTGGGGTTGGGGTATCTTCGGGAGTTGGAGTCGGAGTTGGGGTTGGAGTATCTTCGGGAGTTGGAGTCGGAGTATCTTCGGGAGTTGGAGTCGGAGTTGGAGTATCCTCAACTACATCTTCTATGAAGTCACCATCTTCTTGGAATTTATCAACAAATGGTAAATTATCTATCCAATTTTTTTTTTCGGTAACTCTTCTCCAAGAGTCATTCTTCCACCTACCATAATG